TCGACTCCCTGGTCGGCACGTTACGGACGACGTTTAGTTTTTATAGGCAAGAATGAGAAGAGGGCGAGGAGGGGCTAAAGGCCCGGGAAGCCGCATGGGCTGGGCGTTTGCGGCGCGCGCCTGGTCGATCGGTAGTTTGAGAATTTTTGCCGGTTTTGCCGGGTTTCTGCAATTTAGTTTGGGAATTTTGCCGGTCGGCTGCGCGGGATTGCCGATGGCGCGTGACGGCCTGAAACTTTGTCTTGCCGTTTTGACATCAACGATTCGACAACCTATTAACATAGCAACCGTATCAGATTACCCGTCCTCACCCACCGCCTTGGCGTTGTTGCCTTCGTGTTGTTCCAGTCTCTGCTTCAGGTACGCGTTCTCGCTGGCCAGCTCTTCCATCCGCTTTTCTAGCTGCTCCATCCGCTCTTCCAGACGCGCGAGCGTCCGCTCGCTTCTCACCGCCTGGTGAAATGCCCTTATATTGCTCGCCAATGCCGTCCGATAGATGGTCTCAGACTCCAAGACTTCAACAGTCATGGTGACCATGTCGGTCATTTTGAAATCGTCATCCGGTGGCTGGGCCTGCGGCTGATTTTGAGTTGGCGCAGTGGTTGTGGCGTTGTCGCCACGGTGCATAGGCCCCTCACCAAGCACCAGCCAATCGCTGTTGACCTCAAAATACCTACAAATAGACGCTGCTATCTCTAAATTTGGAATTGAATCTCCGCGCTCGTAATTGCGGAGGGTATTAACATTGATCCCGGCACGGTTTGCAAAGTCCGCCTGGGTCATATCCCCTCTAAGGGCACGTAGTCTCTCCTTGAAGGTCATGCACAAGTTCCAGGGTAAAACTTTTGCAAAAACTTTTGCACGCCTTTTACTCCAATACGCTGAAATAAAAAGGCATTTCGAAAAAACTTAAATTTAAACTTTTGCACGTTTTTAGGCTTGACCATAGCTTAAATTTAGGTCTAAAAATGAACTCAACAGTTACGGGCCGTCCCTTTAATGCCCGAAACTACCCCGGGCGTTGACCACGGGTCAATGTCCGAGGGGCAGGAAAAAACGGATGCGGCAGCTCTCCCTCTTCGAAAGCCAGGTCCCGGACACGGAACCACTTATTAAGGCGGCCATGAACCGGGCGGCCAAACGATGCGGGCTGTCGCGCGAGCTGATCGTGGACAAGATGAACGAGATCGCGGCCATGGGCGGCTATCGCCTGAACCGGAACGCCCGGGCGCTTAGCCTGGACGTGTTTGAAAAGTGGTTGAATCCGGCCGAGCGCGACTACGTGCCAGGGCACAACGCCGTGGCCTGCTTCATGGCGGCCACGGGCGACCCGGAGCCGCTCCAGGTCGCGGCCGGCATCCAGGGCTACGACCTGGTGGGCGGTGACGATCTCAAAGTCCTCAAGGCCGCCAAGCTCGAACGCGAGATCAAGAACTTGCAACGCCAAAAGAAGCGACTGGAACAGGAGCTGTAGATGGCCAGTACACGAAACAGCCTGGAGATCCGGGCGGAATTGCTGCGGCACGGCAAGACGTTGGCCGACGTGGGCGTGGTGGCCGGTGTCTCGCGGCCCCTGGTCAGCCGGACGGTCAATGGACTCGCCAACAACCGGCGCGTGCTGCGGGCCTTGGTCGCGATGGGCGTGGCCAAGCGGCTGCTGGACCTGCCGGAAGACATGAACGGGAAGGAGGCGGCGTGATGGAAGGATCTGAGATCGACAGACGGTTCGCCCTGGCTGTTGCGAAGCTCCAACGCGAGATAGGGCATCGTGGAATGCGGTCAAGTACGGCTGGTCCCACCAGGGGCTTTTATTTGAAGAAAATAGAGCCCGAGCGGTTGTGTCGCAGTCTCGAAGGGGCTTTGGCGCGCTGCCATGACCTCCCACAGGTCTGTATTACGCTCAAGGACAGGTATCATTTCGACAAGCAAGTGTTCGGCACCTTCGCAGATGACGAAGATTATGGTGAATTTGATTACATTGGTCTCGCCGGAAATGACATAATTGTTGCCGCACACATCTGGGATGACACGGGTGTTGCAATAGTTCTCCGTGGGATTTCGTTGAATGCCATCTTAGAAATTGGCGTTTACTACGAAGAAGACCTTGGGAAAAAGGAAGCCGCATGAAGGACCTCGTCTTCATACTCATCGCCTATATCCTCCCAAGTGGCTTTTGTGGCTTCGTCTTTGGTCTGGCGGCCGGTCTTTATCATTGTCGGGTCAAGTAATGCACGACACGGTCACGGCAACGGTCACGGCAAAGGATATCGCGGAAGCGTTGGGCTTGGCGATCTCAACGGTCACGCGACGCGCCATCAAGGAAGGATGGGCCGTTGCCGGCCGTGCCGGTCTCGGCGGCGCCAAGGCCTTCGTGAAGTCCTCCCTGCCTGAGCCGGTCCGCATTGCCCTTGACCGCCATTTTTCCCTTGCCCGCCCCGCCCTGGGGATCATCCAGGGCGGCAAGGCGGCCATCACCGCTGCCACGCCTGCCACCGCTTGCCCGCCTGCCCCCCTTGCGACGGCGTCGCCGGAACCCGCCCTGCCTCCGGCGGCGCTGTCCAAGGCGGCCCTCAAGGCCGACCTGGTCAAGGCCTACCTCGAAGCCAAAGCCTGGGGCCGCAAGCACGGCAAGCCCATGGCCCAGTGCCGGGATGCGTTCGTGCTGGGCTACAACGCGGGCCGGTTTTGCCCGTCCATCCGCGAGCAGCTCGGCGAAACGAGCTGGAAAACCTTGGAACGCTGGGCCTTGGAGCTGCGCCGCGCGGACTACGATTGCGCCGCCATCGCCCCGAAATACGGGCTCAAGCGCCAGGGACTGTGCAAGGTGACCGAGGTCGAAGAAGAACGACTTTTGTTCCTGCTCCTTTCGCAGAACCAGTTCAAGATCGGGACCGCGATCACGGCCATGAAGATGGATATGGGTATGCATGGCCTCGAATCGCCATCCTCCCCTTCGACCCTGCGCAACTGGGTGGAGGGCTGGAAAAAAGAGCATATCGACGTCTGGACACTCACCCGCAAGGGCGAAAAGGCCCTGGATGACGAGGTCGCGCCCTTTTTCCGCCGGGACTGGTCGCTCCTGGAGGTCGGGCAGTTGCTCATTGCCGATGGTCATCGGCTCAATTTCCGCATCAAGCACCCTGTCCACGGCCGGGCCTGCCGGGCCTCGCTTATCGCCTTCCAGGATGGGGCCAGCCGCGACATCGCCGGCTACACCTTCATGCTCGAAGAAGATGTCGCGTCCATCCATCTGGCCCTGTATCGCTCCATTTTGCGCCTGAGAAAGATTCCCGAAGCCGTGCTGCTCGACAACGGCAAGGCGTTCAAGGCCAAGCTCTTCACCGACGAAGGTCCCGATTTCACCGAGTCCGGCATGTCCGGGCTGTATGGTCGACTCGGCATTCAATGCCACTTCGCCAAGCCCTACAACTCCCGGTCCAAGATGATCGAACCCTTCTGGAAGACCTTGGGACTCTCGTACGAAAAGGCCTTTTCGAGCTATTGCGGCGGTTCGATCGAGTCCAAGCCGGCCCGCATGAAGCGCAATGAAAAGTTCATGCAGTCTCTTGAGCCGGAAGTCCTCGTTACCATGGAGCAGGCTTCCCAGCTCTTTGAATCCTGGTTGAACACCTATTACCGCGTGAAGCCCCATAGTGGCCTTGGCGGCAAATGTCCCGGCGAGGTCTTCGCCGCTGGGCGCGGCCAGGGCGTGGAGCACAGCAGGCTCCGCTACCTCATGATGAGCGAAGAGGTGGCCACCATCCGCCACAGCGTCATCACGGTCTTGAGCGGCGAATACGAGAACAACAAGGCGCTCTATGGCCTGAGCGACCGGGTGCTCATCCGCTACGACATGCAGGATTTCCGCGCCATCTGGGTTTACCGGCTCAATGGCGAATTCCTGTGCCAAGCCACCCGGCGCGTAAAAACGCATCCCATGTTCGGTCTCATCGGCGGCAAGGATGCCGAGGGTTATGCCGAATACAAGGCGCAGGCAGCCGAACATGCCAGTCTGAAGCGCGACACCAGGCGGGTCGTCAAGCAGCTCTCCAGGGCGGGCAAGATTGCCGAGGCGCGCGACATCCTGTCCGCACCCGAGATGGTTGCCGATCCTCGGTTTGCCGACGACCTGGAACGCATCGCCGCCCAGAACACGCCCCCCGAGCAGGGGCCACCCCTCATTGAGGAAAATTTCGATGTGCCGACCCCGGCCGGCACCGGTCCGCTGATCGACCCCACGCGGCTCGATTGGCTGGATGACGAGGAATTGGGCTTAACGCAGGGAGGAACTGGAAAATGAAAAAGCGTTTCGTGGAGACGGTCAACGTCAAGCGGTACCTGGTGGCCATGAATACTGTGGTGGCCAGCCCTCCGGGCATCGACAAGTTTGCCCTGGTCCACGGGGAGGTGGGCCTGGGGAAAACCGAGACGAACCTGTGGTGGAAAAACACCGTGTCGCCCCAGTCGGCCTTCATCCGCGTGAAAAAGGCCATGACCGTACGCTGGCTCCTGGAGGAGATCGTGGCCGAGCTGGGGCTCGTGCCCGAGCGCCGCACTTCGGACCTGTTCCACCAAGCCGTGGGCGAGCTGCTCGGCACCGACCGGGCGCTTATTTTCGATGAGGTGGACTATGTGGCCGAGAAAAAGACCCTGGTCGAGACCATCCGCGACCTGGGGGACATGGCCGGCACGCCCATCATCCTGATTGGCATGCCCTGGGCCGAGACGCGCCTGCAAGCCTTCCCGGCCTTGTGGCGGCGCATCTCCCAGTCTGTGAAGTTCCACGGCCTTGGCCGCGAGGATGTGCGCCTGGTCATGGACCAGATCTGCGAGGTCACGGTGGACGACTCGGCCGTGGATGCCATCGCCGCCTCAAACAAATGCACGTCCACAGCATCGCTGTATCGCTGGGCACAGGCCTGTGAACGGCTGGCCCGGGCCAAAAAAACGGATGTTGTCACGGCTGAACACTTGAAGGCCAAGGCGGCCTGATCATGGGCGCACCAACCAAGATCCTGGCCATGGTGCGGACCGTCATCGCCACCCGGACCATCCTCGACGGCCGGTTTGTCAGCGGCCGGGTGTCCCTGGCCGAGGTGGTGGACGCCTCGGGCTGTCCTCGCCGTCCTGTGCTGCGGGTGTTGGAACGTCTGGCGCGCGAAGGCTGGCTGGAACTCGTCGAGGACGTGCGCCTGCGGCCGGCGCCGGGCGAGTGCGGGCCAAAACGGCGGAACCCCGCCTATCTGGTGCATCGCGACATCCGGCTGCACCGCGCGCATCAGGACCGGTCCCGGGTGACTTGCCGGGACAAGGTGTGGAGCACCTTGCGCGCCGTGCGCCGTACCACCGTCGGAAACCTCATGCGCCTGACCGGCTGCGGCGAGGACATGTGCCGCGAGTATCTGCGCGTCTTGCTCCGTGAGCATTACGTGCGCCGGGCCGGCCGGGACGGCCGGGAAACGCTCTGGTTGCTGGTCAAGGATGCCGGCGCGCGCCGGCCCGAGACCCACGAACCCATCACCGAGGGGGATGCCTGATGGGCTGGCTGGAGATCCTGCGCGACCAGGTGGCGGCCCATGGGTTGCCCGTCGTGGCCAGGGAGCTGGGGGTGGCCAAGTCCACGGTCTGCATGGTGGCCAAAGGCACCTATCCGGCCAGAACCGACAAGATTGAGGCCCGGGTGCTGGCCGTCTACGGCGGCGCGACCGTCACCTGCCCGGTGCTCGGCGGCATCGACGCGGCGGCCTGCGCCGCGCATCAGGACCGGGCCAAACGCATCGGCCTGCGGGCCGGCAATCCCGAAACACTACGGCTGTTCAAATGCTGTTCAAACTGCCCCGTGCGCGGGGCCAAGCAAGGAGAATGACCATGCTGTCACGCAAGATTTTGAACGTGAGCAATTCCCTGGGGCTGCTGGCCGAGAAACTCACCGATGTGGAGCAAAAGAGCTTTCTGGCCGTGTGCCGCTCCGAGCTGGGCGATGCGGCCGATCTGGCCGTGGAACTGGAGAACTCCCCGATCTTTGAAATGAATCGCATGAAGGAGGTGCCTCATGCCTAGGGAGAAGCCGAAGGCCGTGGTGCTGGCGGACCTCGCGGCGGCCGATGCGGCCATGGCCGAGTTGTCCGCCCTGCGTCGGGAGGTCGCGGCCGTCGAGGGTGTCATGAACGACGCCATCGACAACATCAAGGCCGAGGCCAAGGCCAAGACCGTCCCCCTGACGGCCAGGATTAAAGAAATCGAGACAGGGTTGGCCAATTTCGCCGTGTCCCGCAAGGCCGAGCTGTTCCCGAAGAAAAAGTCCCTGGACCTGACCTTCGGGATGATCGGTTTCCGGCAGTCCAGCAAGCTCAAAACCCTGGTGCGTTGGACCTGGGGGGCCGTGCTGGAACGTCTGCGGGAGCTGTCCGCCGATCCCGAGGGCAAGCCCTATCGCGATGCCATCCGGGTCAAGGCGGAGGTGGACAAGGAGGCGATGCGCGACTGGCCCGAGGAACGGCTGGCAGCGGTCGGCGTCCACAAGGTGAGCGAGGACGAATTCTTCTACGAACTCAAGGCCGAGGAAATCAAGGAGGTGGCGGCGTGACCAAGGCGGAATTGATCGAGCGTGTCGCGGCCCTGGTGGCCAATGACCCCCGCAAAACCAACATCGGCAAGGCCGGAATCGGCATCGTGTTCGAAGCGCTGGCGGCCGTGGCCGCCGACGAATTTTCCGTTGGTGGCGAAATTCCTCTGCCCGGCCTGGGGAAGCTGGTGGTGCGAGATCGCGCTGCTCGTCGGGGGCGCAACCCACGGACAGGGGCTCCCATCGAGATCCCGGCCGGATGGGCCGTGGTCTTTCGGACGGGGCAGGCACTGAAAGACGCTGTTAACGCGTAACCTCATGCGAAACCGCCCCACGCGGGCGGTCGTCGGAGCGTGGCGGCTCCGGCCTGATGAGCAGCCAAGAGAAAGAAACGTGGCAACACAACAATGGACTCCGAAACGCGCGGCGGCCAAGGCGCAACGCAAACTCAAGGCAGCCAGGGAACAGTTGTACGGCATCGCGTACCTCTGGGGCGATGAAGACAGGCTCATCGACATCCTGGTTGATGAAGTCCTGGAGAAGTTGAACAGCATCCAGGAAGCCATTGCCGAACGTCTTGCGGAGGATGTGTCATGAAAAAGCCTGTCGTTGGAACACGTGACTGTGCAACATGCGGTTGGGGCGTGCGCTGGGTGCGTAGTGATTATGACGGCAAGCTGCATGGACGTTGCCAGTTTAGGTTTTCGATCCCTGTCCCAAAGCACTATACGTTTCCCTATGGTTTTGCCGAAGAAACGCCGATGCCGGAAAACTGTCCTGCCTGGAAGAAGCCAAAGGACGTGAATTATGTCCCTCGATGGAGAGAAGAATATTTAGACTATGCACTACGGGTAGAGGCATATTCTGCGAAAAAAATTGAAGATGCGTTGCAAAAAATAAAAGAGCTAGACGCAAAGATAATTGCCGAAGATCCTGAAATGGCATCAAGGCTTGGACTTACCAATAGGGAGACCCTCTGATGGCCGCCACTGCCCGTTCCACCGCCGGCCCCACTTCGGGCCAGATCGCAAAAGTCCATGCGCTCAAGAGAGCGTTGTCCTTTGATGACGCTACCTATCAAGCGGTCCTGGAACGTTTCGGCGCTGCCTCGTCGAAGGATCTGTCCGCGCGCGGGATGGCTGATTGCCTGGAATTTCTGGAAGCCCAAGCCGTTGAGGCTGGCGTCTGGAAAGCCTCATCAACCTTTCGGGCTCCCAAACGCCGCCCCGGCGCGGCCTCGGAAGCCCAGATCCGGCTCGTGGCGGTCCTCTGGCGCCAGGTCAGCCGGCAGACAACGGCAGCGGATCGTCGGACCGCCCTGGATGCGTTCACGCGGCGGATCACGGGCAAACCGCGCCTGGCGTGGTGCGGGCACGGCGATATCCAGGCCCTGGTCAAGGCCCTGGAAGCCATGGGAGCCAAGCGGGAATGACGACACGCGCGGCCCTGACCCGGGAAGACTTTTTGGCCACGGTCACCCCCGAAGATCTTATTGGGGACATCGGTCTGGTGGCCGAGCAGTGCGGTCTCGACGTGGCCGTGCGCCTGATCCTGCACATGGGCGGGACCAAGTTGTGCGTGCCCAAGTATGCCCTCAAAAGGGCCGCGATCCGCTTCATCCGCGCCAACCATGACGGCAGCAACACCAAGCTCCTGGCCCTGGCCACAGGCATGACCGAGCGGTTTGTCCAGGACGTCGTGTCCGATGCCCCCATAAAAAGGGATCAATATCAACTTATTTAGCGAGGTACTCTATGCCCACCCTTGTCTACACCAGTTTCAAGCGTCGCATCGGCGACGGCACGTTTGACCTGGACAATCCGGCGACCGTGCTCAAGTGCGCCTTGCTGACATCCGCTCACGTGCCGTCCGCAGCACATGCGGTGCTCGCGGATGTCTCCGCCGACGAGGTGTCCGGGACCGGCTATGCGGCCGGAGGCCTGACCCTGACCGATGTCACCTGGACCACGGTCGAGACTGCGGCGAGGCTCGATGCCGCCAACCCCACCTGGAGTGGTGCCACCATCACCGCCCGCTACGCCGTGATCTATTTGGCCGGCACAGCAAACGGCGTCACCAATCCCCTGATCTGCCTGCTCGACTTCGGTGCCGACAAGGGCGTTGCGGGCGGCACGTTTGCGGTGATCTTTGACGCGATCGGCATCCTGGCCCTGAGCTGATCATGAACGGCCCCTGGAGTAATGCCCCGAACGCCTGGGGTGGTACGACACAGGTCTGGCAACCCATCATCACCAGCGTAGCCGTCGGCGTGGCCACGGTCAGCCTGATGCCTCGCGAGGCCACAGTCTCAGTCACGACAACGGTGGCCGTCATGCCGGCCGGCATGACGGCCACCGCCAACCTGGCCACGGCCGCCTTGGATCTGGCCGCGCCAGTTGACCACGCCAAGGCGACGATTGCGGTCGGATTGGTTGCGACTGAGATTACCTGCTCGGCCGAGGTCACCACGGCCGAGTTGACGCTTGCGGCCCGGACGGCCGAGGGTGCCCCCCTGGTCGAGGCCGAGGTCACCACGGCCGAGATGTCCATTGCCGCCAGGGCTGCGGATGCGATCGTGCAGGTTATGGTATCGCTCTTACCGGCGCGGCTGGATGTGCTGGTTGGGGCGGCCCAGGCCAAGCCCGGGATCGCGGCCGAGGTCGATGGCGGGCGGCTGTCACTGTTTGGCCTGCCGGCCACGGTCAGTCTGGATACCGCTGTCCTGGTGGAGCGTGCCAGCCTGATTGTCCATGTCTGGCCTGCCCGTGCCGGCTTGATGGATACCCGGCAGATATTTCACTTCGCCTCGCCGGTTATTGTGGAGGCAAGTCTGGAATTACCCATGGCGACAGGCTGCACTGTTGCGTCCGATCTGACGGACTCGGCGTCTCTCTTGCTGCCACTTTTTGACCGTGCGGATATCACGTCGCCCATTGCAACATCTGCCCGGTTCGCCTCGCCTGTCCGAGTCGAACAAACGAGAGGTTAGCGCATGGCCAAGAATTATTATGCAGGCACCGTTGGCCTGTTGATCGAAGCGGATTGCGGACGCGATATCTCCGATGCCCAGGACACCGAATTTTTGGTCAAGCTGCCGGTGTCAGGAGAGGTCAAGCACTGGCCGGCGACCATCGGGGATGACGGACGATCGTTGCAGTATCTGACGCGGGCGGATGATCTGGCCGAGGTCGGGACCTATCTGTTGCATGCCTATATGACGCTCGGATCGTACACAGGGCCTGGGTATGTCGGCAAGCTGGTTGTAAAGAGTCTTTTTGAGGAGTGATCCATGGCCACAACAGACCCCATTTCGGCAACCTATGTTTCCAGCTCCTCGTTTACCGTATCTGACGATCTGTCGGGCGACTTCGCAGCCGGCGTCCGCGTCCTGGCCGACTGCGGCGCGGACGGCACGTTTTACGGCACCGTCGAAACGGCCAGCTATGCCAGCGGCACAGGGCTGACGACCATCACGCTGTCCCTGGACGCAGGCAACCTGACCGCCAACCTGACCGGCGTGTTGCACGGCAACGACGTGCCGGCCTCCCTGGTCAATCATGGCCACGGCAACCAGGCTGACGGCGGCGCGCTGCCCGATTTCATCCGGCGCGACAATTCCCGGGCCTTCACCCAGGGCTTCATCAGCGGCGAGGGCGCCTACACCGGCTTCAAGTTCACCGAGACCGGCACGGATGTGGCCTCCAACGCCGGGAAATGGATTTTCCAGGTCGATGACGGCATGTTCTCCATACTCACGGTGGACGATGCCGAATCGGCCTTCAATTCGGCCCTGACCATCAACCGCGACGGCGCCAGTCCGTCGGCCGTGACCATTGCCGCGCCTTACATCGGCCTCTCCGCCGATGACGTGGAGGCCTCCGGCAACATCGTCCCGCCCGCGAGCAATCCGGGCAGTCTCGGCACCGCCTCCCGGCCCTGGGCCGATATGCGCACGGGGAAGTTCCTCGGCCTGGATGTCTCGGGGGGCACGGTCGATGCGTTGGTCACCAAGGCCTCGGCCGCCGAGGCGGTCGCCGGCACCGATACGGCCAAGGCGATCACACCTGCCACCGCGCGCCAGGCCGTGCTGTCCCTGGTACGCGACAGCCTGGGCAAATTCCCGGGCATCATCCCGCCGTCGCTCAACCTATTTTGCGGCGATGCCACGAGTGATACCGCCCCGGCCGGCACCTTCGCCCGTTCGACCACCGGAACGCGCCTGGGCCCGACTGGTCTGATCGAGACCGTGGCCGCCGCCAACCTCCGCCGGGAGTGGGATGCCTCCGGCAACCTCCTCGGATGGCTTATTGAGGAGAGCCGCACTAATGTCGTTCTCTACAGCCGTGATCTGACGAACGCAGTCTGGACCAAGACCAACTGTACGGCAGCCCTGAACCAGACCGGTATTGACGGAGTCGCCTCGTCGGCCTCGTTGCTCACAGCTACGGCCGATGCATCCACCTGTCTGCAAAGCATCACCTTGGCGAGTTCAAGCCGGTTTCAAACGGCCTATCTCAAACGGGTAACAGGCTCGGGCGCCGTCTTCATGACCATGGACGGAGGAACGACCTGGACCGATATCACTGCTTCCCTCTCCACCACGGCCTGGACACGGGTGTCGATTCCTGCGCAGACGCTGGCCAACCCGTCGGTTGGGTTCAAACTGGCGACGTCCGGCGATGCCATTGCCGTGGATGGCGTGCAGAACGAGGCCGGAGCGTTTGCCACCTCGGTAATCTTTACGACCTCAGCGTCTGTAGCGCGGGCGGCTGATGTCTGGAGCATAACAATAAATACTTCAACATACAAACAATCCGAAGGTTCCATATTGTCTGTTTTTGATAGCATTGCTGGGCCGGTAGCTAGCACTAACAATACAGCATTCGGGCTACACGATGGGTCGCTGAGTAATAGGATATTTTTAAGATCAAACAACTCGCTTTCCGGCACCCATTTTTTGATGGTGCGCTTGAACGAAACACAGGCGGATGTTCATTTAACGCCTGCTGCAAAAAACACAATCAAAAGATGTGCTGTTTCTTATATTAACAACAAAACTTCGATCGTTGAGGATGGATTGACCGCGTCAACTGATACTTTATGCACAATTCCTGCCATAACAATGATAAATATTGGATCTGGCTTAAGTGGGGCAGATGCCTTGAATGGGCATGTTAAACACTTCGCTTATTTTCCAATCTCTTTGTCTGATGCACAATTGCAGGCCATCACGCTGTAGGAGATGCCATGCAGGACTTTTGCTTTTATTCCACTGACGAATCCTCCATTGTATCGGCACTGGCCTCCCTGGGTCTTACCATCACGGAAGATGGTGGAGCAATGAGGCCTATGGGTGACTATCTCTACGCTGGCAACGGATATGCCATTTACCGGGCCACCGAGGACCAAGTCTCCGTCCTTGAGGCCGCGACCTGGCCGGAAGGGGTCTCCCTGGTCGATCCGCCGGCCGGCATCCCGCTGTTCGGCGGGGAGTGGCTGCAACCCGAACTGGCGGCGCTCCAGGCCGAGGCCTGCGCCCGCATCGATGCGGCGGCCGAGGATCTGTGCAACAACGTGGTCACACCAGGATCGGCCCAGATGGCCCGGTATACCCGCAAGCAGACCCAAGCCCAGGCGTTTTTGGCCGACGCCGAGCCCACGGCGGATAAATACCCGGCCGTGTACGGCGAGGTCGGCATTACGGCTGATACCGCGCAGGGAGTGGCTGAAGCAATTATCTCCCGGGCTGATGCGTGGTGGGCCTATGGCGATGCGATCGAGCGTGTGAGATTGGCCGGCAAGCAGGCTATCCAGGCCGCCGGCACGGTGTCCTCCATCCGGGCCGCCGAAGCGGCTGTGGTTTGGCCAGCGGGATAGCCGACATATGCAAAAACTGATAGGATGCCCGCATGAAACCGATCACCGCAATCCCTCTGTGTCTGATGCTGCTGGCCGGACCGGTCCAGGCGCGCGAGGAAGGGCCGGAGATGGATGCCAAGGTGGTGTCCGTGGTGGATGGCGACACCATCAAGGTGCGACTGCTCGGGCGCATGCCCCAGTATTTCCGGGCCCAATTGGTGCGCCTTCGGCACTGCGATGCCCCGGAGATGCGCGACACCCGGCCGGATATGGCCGCCCTGGCCCGGGAGGCCAAGGCGTTTGTGGAGGATCGTATCCATCCCGGCATGCACCTCACGCTCCGGGATATCGGCCGCGACAAATACGGCGGCCGCCTGCTGGCCGATATCACGGTCGGCCGCGAGAACTTGTGCCGGGCGCTCATCAAGGCCGGCTTGGCCAAGCCCTACGAGGGCGGGCGGAAGGAGTGGTAGATGGAAACATTTCTCGGATTCCTGATCATGGGGTCTTTTGTGTGGCTGCTGTTTGGCCTGATCAGTCCAGCCAGGGCGATTTTTTGGGCGCGCAAACGAACGCGACTCCGGGTGCTTGGCTGGTATGCGATCTTTTTCCTCGTGATGCTGGTTGTTATCCAGGTCTTTGCCCCACAACCGCCGCAGCCCCAAGCCGAGCAGGCCACGCCGGCCACGGAAGCAGCGCCTGCGGCCGCCTCCCAGCCCGAAGATCAGCCCACGGCCGTTCCGGCCAAACAGCCCG